CACAAACATTGCCACCAATCAGGGTCATTTAAATCAATACCCATTGCAAGCAACATTTTACGTGGGTAAACGTGGTCAATTTCAAGATCGCAAGCCCACCCACACGCTGCGCAGCGGTAATCATACTTTCTAAATACCAGTGCGCGCAGCCGAAGCATAACCTTATTAAACTTTGCCATTATTATAATTCCTTATGCTACGTTAATGTTAAGAACGAAGTTATCGTCGATCCAATGATCGACGCTAATGCGCGCATCATTAATATCGCGCGCAATCACTTCGGGCTCAAAACCCAGTCGACGCATTACGCGAACCATCCGACCGAGCTCCGAATAATTGATACGGTCGCTGGGCGAATGAATCGCCGAGTAGGAAACAACATCGCCTTCGACGACAAGAGCCACAGAATAAATCATAGCATCCCCCGAGGGTTCCCCCTCCGTCGCGTGGATTTTAACATCACTCAACATGGGCACAGTGTAGTCGACCCAGTACCAGATAGCAACACCTTTTTTTGTAACAAGATGTAACAGAGTGTGACGAGTTGTAACGTGCGTCGACTTGTTACCGTGCGTCGACTTGTTACCTGCCTGGGGCGGTTCCGAGACTGTCAAGTAGCTTGACGCTCAGGCTACCCCGCACGTACAACTTTAGTAAAATTTGAAAAACTTCAAATTAAAGCAATCTGCCCAAGTAATTTGCCCAAGCAATTTACTCTTCAAAAATTTTTACCATCAAAAAAATAATGTTTGACATTTCGTTTCGTAGCAACTATAATAGTCGTCATGAATTTGGTAAAAATTTCTCCTGAAAGTCTTGAAATTGCAAATGCATATTTGCAAAATGGCAGCATTGCTAGTGTTGCAAAAGCGCTCGCACTTCCAGAAAATGAGGTGACAGACATTCTCTCTCGCCGAGAAGTAAAAGCGTATCTAGATTCCATTTATCTAGATCACGGCTATCGAAATAGATTCAAGTTAGCAGAGACTCTCGATCTTCTCATAGACGAAAAACTTCGTGAAGCAGAAAGTACCGAGATGTACACTAACAAGGACTTAGCCGATCTGTTACACCTAGCTCATAAGATGCGTATGGATGAAATTAAAGCAATGACCGAACTTGAGAAAGCTCGAGCAACGCCCATTAAAAATCAAACCAACGTTCAGATTAATGAGACTCCATTTGGTGCTGGCAACTACGGCAAGTTAATGGAAAAACTTTTGCAATCATGAAAGAATTTCTAGCAGAACTCGGCATGAACGCCGGTCTCATTGTCGCGGGTCTGTTTGGCTCGCTTTTAACTTTGCGGGGGGATGCCGCGAAGAGGCTTGGAAGTGTTATGGTAAGTTTAGGAACAGGAGTAGGGTCCGCAAACTATTTAACTCCAGTAGTTATTGATCTACTGGGCGTTCAAAGTCGAAATCTCGAGTTTGGAATAGCTTTCATACTTGGCTATTTAGGACTAAATGGCATTGATTTTCTAGCTCGACGACTTTTTGAGAGCAAAAAACCATGATTGAAAGCGCACTTTGTATGTCCATGATATTTTTTTACGTTTCGTTGCTCAGTGACAAAAAAATTTGCTCTTGGTCGAAGCCGAAAATGTGGATATTGCGTTCACTTTTTGCAGGCAGCATTGCTTCCGTAGCCTGGAGCGTATTTTACGAAACAGAATTACCCTATATATTTCTTACTGCAATTTTTGGTTGGGGCTTTTATTACCACCGGTATACGTTAAATGGAAATCAGTAGATCAGATATACAGTGCGAGTACGTTGAAGAATGTAAAACTTTCATTAAACTTCCAATTGTACCGTATCTTGAACTTCTAAACATAAATCCCATTCCATCTCAAATTGCAATTATCAATGCGATACAGAAATATCGCTTTGTGGTCGCCGCAGTTTCTCGAAGACAGGGTAAAACTTTCATCGCAAACGTCATCGGACAGCTGGTTACACTAGTACCCGGCTGTAATGTGCTTATCATGGCACCAAATTACAATCTTTCTCAAATTTCTTTTGATCTACAACGATCACTGATAGATCATTTTAGTATTGAAGTTGAGCGCGACAACGCGAAAGATCGTGTAATTGAGCTTGTAAATCGTTCTACCATTCGCATGGGCTCGGTAAATCAAGTCGATTCGGCAGTAGGACGCTCTTACGATCTCATTATTTTTGACGAAGCTGCTCTTGCAGACGGTGAAAACGCTTTTAACGTCGCTTTGAGACCTACACTGGACAAACCAAACGCACGCGCCATCTTTATTTCAACTCCTCGAGGTAAAAATAACTGGTTTAGCCGCTTTTGGGCTCGGGGTTTCTCGGATGAGTACCCTCAGTGGGCTTCGATTCGTGCAACTTGGAAAGACAATCCTCGAGAAAACAAGGAAAACATTGAAGAAGCGCGTAAAACCATGTCAGCCGCAGAGTTTTCGCAGGAATATCTAGCAGACTTCAATGTTTTCGAAGGACAAGTGTGGAGATTTGATGGCGAACATTGCGTTGCCAATCTGGATGAGCTTAACGTTTCCGGTATGGACATTATTGCAGGGCTGGACTGGGGCTTTCGTGATCCTACAGCAATGTGTATAGTTGCGTATGACTGGGACAAAGAGATTTATTATCTACTTGATGAGTACTTGTACGCCGAGCGAACTACTGAGCAGCATGCTTTTGAAATTCAAAAGCTTTTAGATCGTTGGAATCCTGACTTTATATTCATCGACTCTTCGGCTCAGCAAGTTCGATTTGACTTAGCGCAAAATTACAACATTGCAACTACCAATGCGGAAAAAGATGTTTTAAGTGGTATTGGGCATGTGGCGGGTATTGTAGACAACAATCGTTTAATCGTATCTCGAGATTGTAAAAATACACTTGCTGCTCTAGACGCTTATCAATGGGACGACAATCCAAATTTGTTAAAAGAAAAGCCGAAGCATAACTATGCTAGTCACATGGCTGACGCGTTGCGATACGCTCTTTATAGCTTTAAAACTTCGTCCACGATATTTTAGTACATAAAAAAATTTAGTAGTTGACACTTACGCCATCATTCTCTATAATGTGAAAATCGAAATATGACAAAACCAGTTCGAGATTTAGTAAAATATGTTCGAGACAAAGCAAAAGCAAGGTACAATCGAGGAAACAAGTGTTTCGTCTGTGAATCATCAGATAATTTAGACTTTCATCACTTCTACAGTCTAACTGAGTTGTTGAATGTGTGGTTGCGAAAAAATCGCATCACCGTAAAAACAGAAGAAGAAATTTTAAATGTTCGAGATTTATTCATAGAAACGCATACACGAGAACTTTATGACGAGGCTGTTACGCTTTGCCACTCACATCATTTACAATTACATTCGGTCTATGGAAAAAATCCTGGGCTCGGAACCGCTGAAAAACAAAAGCGATGGCTGGAAAAATTAAGAAATGGCATGGTATAACTTTCGTAAGACTGAAAAGTTGAATCCAGCGCAGCCGAGCATCGCTTTATCGGAAGGTAGCGTCATTGAATCTCGAGAGATTGTAACAAATTATCGAATTCAATACGAAAATTTAGAAGTTGTAAATCGAGCAGTAAACATGCTCGTTGATGATATTGCAGAAATTAGCATTGCTGTTAATGAGCGTTTAACTGGACTCGTACCAGCCGCACGCCCAACCGTGGAAACGGGTGCGGTAGTTCCGGTTTTTCGACAAAAGCAAGTTTACAATCTTTTAAATTTACAGCCCAATCCTTATCAAGATATTAATAGTTTTCGTCGCAATCTTTTTGTTGACTATCTTATCGACGGAAACATCTTTGTATACTTTGATGGCGTGTATTTGTATCATCTGCCCGCCAATCTGGTAGAAATTCTACCAGACAAAAAGAACTATATTGCAGGCTACACTTATGATGGTCTGCTTGATTTTAAGCCGTGGGAAATCATTCACGTTAAAGAAAATTCGTTTTATTCGATTTATCGTGGAGTTTCTCGCCTACGCCCCGCTTATCGCACTATGCAGCTTCTTTCGAAGATGCGTAAATTTCAGGACAACTTCTTCGACAACGGAGCAGTACCTGGACTTGTAATCAAAAGTCCTAGCACTTTGAGCGATAAAGTAAAAGAGCGTATGTTGCAGTCTTGGCAGACTCGCTATCGGCCCGACGGCGGAGGCCGCCGTCCGATTATTTTAGACGGTGGACTTGAAATTGATAGCATTAGCAATATCAACTTCAAAGAAATGGATTTTCAGTCTTCCGTCAATTCGATTGAAAATATTATATTGAAAGCGATTGGAGTTCCTCCGTTGCTTTTGGACTCGGGCAACAATGCAAATATTCGTCCGAATCATCGATTGTATTATCTGGAAACTGTAATTCCGATTCTTCGAAAGTATATGTTTGCTTTTGAAAGATTTTTCGGTTACAATCTCACAGAGGATGCATCGAATATTCCAGCATTGCAACCGGAGTTGAGCGAACAAGCGCGTTACTATTCTACTTTAGTAAACAGTGGTATTATAACGCCAAACGAAGCTCGATTGAAACTGGGTAAGCCTGCACTTGAAGGGTTGGATGAA